GCCCGGAAATGCAGAGCCCACCCGCGCCGCCGCGCTTCCATTTTCTGATACGGCGTCATGCGCTGCGTGGTTTCCAGCGGGTCGGCGGGGCGCAATGCGTCCTCGCGGATAATCCTGACGGTATCGGTCAGGCTCAAATGTGCATCGTGTTCGCTCATGGCGAGTAACCCGAGTAACAGCCGAACTGCGTACCGGCTCGCACCGATTCGTACAGGCTGCGAAGTTCCGCAAACGTTGCGGGGCTGTTCAGGCGCACGGCGCGCTTGAAGTTCATTCGTTGATCCCAGTTGAATTTGCTCATAGACCCGCCTTTCATCTCGTTTACTCCGTTCCGTGATTCAGTGGCGCCATTCTGGGCGAGGCTGACGCCGCCGTCAACGTGCATGCGTCACAGTTTCGGGACATCGCGTCAACTCGTCTAGCTCCGTTCCGTTATTCAGTGATTGCAAGGTTTACGCGCTATCGTGGACGTTAAGCGTGTCGCGGTTCACAGATTCGCGCAGACACGCTATAGTGCGGATTATGCTCACCAAACTACGCGCTCGAGTCGCAAACTGGCTCAACCCCCCGCCCGCCCCTAAGGCTGCGCCCCCTAAACGGATGGTCATCCCGGCGGCGCTTATGCGGCTCGCCGCCGAAATGGCGACGCAGGACGCGCCGATGCACCCGAAGCGCCCCGACCGCCCGACGGCTGCCACGATACCCGACCTCCCGGCGGGCGTGCTGCCGCGCGACCCCGCCATGCTCCGTACGAAGCCCGCCGCGCTGTTCGCGCAAGACGGCACGCCCGTACTCGCCGCCGACGGCGCCCCGGCAATGGACGCGGCTCCGACGTTCCTCTGCGTGGGCGAGGTCGAGCGGACGACCCTCGCGCTCGATTCGTTCGGTCCTTCGTGGGGTTATCAGGGCAGCGCGCAGGGGTACGGCGGGGGGTTGTGGTTCCCCGGCTACCCGTACCTCTCTGAGCTCACGCAGATATCCGAGTATCGCGCCCCGTGCGAGACGGTTGCTACGGAAATGACCCGCAAATGGTTCAAGCTGCAGAGCAAGAGCGGCGGCGACAAAAGCGAGGTTATCGCGCAGATTGAGGCGGAATGCGAGCGGCTCAAGGTCCGCGAGAAGTTCTACCGGGCGGCGCTCTTAGATTGCGAGTTCGGGCGCGGGCAGATTTACCTTAATATCAATGACGCCGACGACCAGGCGCGACAGAAACCGCTCGAGATTTCCCCGGCGGGCATACCGAAGGGCAGCCTGAAAAGCATTGCGTGTTTCGAGCCGTACTGGTCGACGCCGTACTCGTGGAACGCGAGCTACCCGGAACGCGAGGATTTTTACAAGCCGACATCCTGGTACATCATGGGGCGCAAGACCCACGCCGATCGCATCTTGACGTTTATCAGCCACGAAGTGCCCGACCTCCTGAAGCCGATGTATAACTTCTCGGGCATCTCGCTAATTCAACTCGGCGAGATGGCGGTCAACATGTGGCTTCGCACGCGCAAGAGCGTAAACGACCTTATCAACAATTTCTCGATGCTCGTATTGTCGACCGACTTGCAAGCGACCCTCGAGGATGGCGCGCCCGACGGCTCCGGGCTGCTCGCCCGGCTCAACATCTTGACCGCGACACGCAATAACCAGGGCGTGAACGCTATCAACAAAGACACCGAGGAAATGGCTTTTGCCGAGGCGTCGCTTGCCTCGCTCGACAAGCTGCAGGCTCAGTCACAAGAACACATGGCAGCCGTGTGGCACACGCCGCTAGTTAAGATTTTCGGCGTCGTGCCCACGGGCTTGAACGCGACCAGCGAGGGTGAAATTCAGGTTTGGTACGACTGGATAATGGCGCAGTGCGTGCATCTATACCAGCCGAATTTGCAGAAGCTCTTGAACGCGATTCAGTGCTCGTTACTTGGCAAAATCGACGACGATATCGTTATCCATTGGGTGACGCTCGATGAGCCGACGCAAAAGGAGCTCTCGGAGATTCGCAAGAGCGACGCCGATATGGACACGGGCTACATCAATGCCGGCGTCATCTCGCCCGACGAGGCGCGCGTACGGTTGCAGTCCGACCCCGATTCGGGCTACAGCAATCTGACCGGCGGACCGCCCGAGCCGCCCGAGCCCGAGGAACCAACGACCGACCCCGAGGGCGACGCCACGCGCGAGCACGAGGCGAGCGAAGCGGACAAGCAGCGCCAGCACGAGACGGGACAGGCGGCGCTCAAGACGGCGGCGGCTGCGGCGAGCAAGCCTAAGGGTAGTTGACGTCCACGTCAGAGTGTGTAAGATTCCGCCCACACCATGAAGCCCGACCTAATCATCGGTCCTCGAGCGAACCCGCAGACTATACGCTGGCATCTATTCGTGTTGCGCGGCTGGCAACTGAGCCTGCACAAATGGCTTCGCAGCGACGACGACCGCGCATTGCATGACCACAAAGGCGATAACATCTCGCTGATTCTGAGCCCGCAAGGGTTCGTCGAGGTCGTCCGCGAGTATTACCCAGACGGCATGCAGCCACCATTGCGGCGGTGGCCATCAGGATGGGACGCAGGCGTACGCTCGCGTCAAGCCGACGGCAGATGGTTCAAGGACCGTAAATACTACCGGCGCGCATGGCGCCCGCTGTTCCGCAAAGCCGAGGCGCTGCACCGCATAGAACTCATTGACGCCCGCCCCGTGTGGACACTTTGGCTGCGCTGGCCGCAACGCCGCCGATGGGGCTATATGTGCCCGCAAGGCTGGCGCGACGCCGACACGTACAACACGAACCGACAGGGCGGCGTCGATGATTACTACTCGACCGGCGTCAGCGAGGTAGGGCGCGGATGCGATTGAAGAAAACGAGCGCCCGTCAGGTAATGGACGCTGCGATTGTCGAGCGCAAGGAAATCGACAAACTCGCACAAGCCTACGGCATTGTCCGGCGCCCGGCGGCTGAGAGCACGCCGCGGTACTTCCGCGGCGCATTGATTCGACCACGTAAGGAGTAGCCCTTGAGCACAGCAGCGAAACGACCCCGCAAAACCCTTGACGACCTCCGCGCCGCGCACGACCCGACGGTTAAGATCCCGTCCGCCGTCCGCAAGGCGTTCGCGGCGATGGCCCGGGACGGGGATGATTGGGAGTACGAGATAGACCTTGCCAAGCGGGCTGACTTATCTGTCAATCAACTGCCCGAAGCACGCCCGTCGTTCGCCGCGCATATCGTTATCGTGCCGGGCGCCCACAAGAAGACGCCGCGCAAAGTCTGGTTTGCTGATGCTAAGATGGCGGCGAAATTGTGCAAGGAACAACCCCGCGCGTTCAAACACTGGGCGCCCGACGAGGATTAGGCCATGGCGAAGAAATTAGCCGATTTCCGCAAGGTACATGACCCGCAACTCATCATTGCGGACCTCAAGCGCCAGCTTGAGGAGGCGAACACCGAGGCGAACACCGCCGAGGCGTTGCGCGAATTCCTCGGCACCGCCAAGCTTGCCGTCAACGAATTGCAGCTGCCTTCGTGGGCGTACGAACCGAAAAAGGCGAAAGCCCCCGGCGTGCCTAAGCTCATGCTGTCAGACTTGCACTGGGGTGAGCAGGTGCGCGCCTCGCAAATCGGCGGGGTCAATTCGTACAACCTCGCTATCGCGCGCCGCCGGCTGCGCACCGTGATTGAGTCAACGATTTTTCTCTGCAAGATTATCGACCCGTCCATGTCGTATCCCGGCATCGTCATGCCCTTAGGCGGCGACATGATTAGCGGGAACATTCACGACGAACTGTCGGCGTCGAATGAACTCAACACAATGCCGACGCTCATGGATTTGTACAAGCATCTCGTGCCGGCAATCACATTGATGGCTGATACGTTCGGACACGTCTTCTTACCCTGCGTGAGCGGCAACCACGACCGCGACACCAAAAAGATTTGGAGCAAAGATCGCAACCATACGTCGTTCGGGTGGCTGCTCTACCAGTTCCTCGCTGCGCATTTCGAGAACGACAGGCGAGTTACTTTCTATATCCCAGACAGTTCGGATGCGCTTTACCGCGTATACGGCACCCGCTACCTACTTACGCACGGCGACCAATTCCGGGGAGGCGACGGTATTATTGGACCGCTTGGTCCGGTCACGCGCGGCGAGCAGAAGAAAAACACGCGCAACGCGGCGGTCGGGCACGACTATGACGTGATGGAGTTCGGGCACTTCCACAAGCGCATGATGACGGCGCGTCTGCGCGGTAACGGATGTCTTAAGGGTTACGACGAGTACGCTGCTGACAACAATTTCGGGTTTGAGCCGCCGTCGCAAAACTTTTGGGTCACGCACCCCGACAACGGATTGTGTTGGGATAACGCCGTATGGGCGGACACCACGACAAAGGCGACCAAAGCGGCAGCGTGGGTGTCGGTGCCGGGCACATGAAACTGACCCTCCCGACCGATAGCGAGGAGCGTAAAAACGTGCCCGTGTTCACCGGCTGCCTGAAATACGCGCCTGCCGCGCTCGCAGGCGTCGCGCGCCACTCCAAGGCGGGGAACGACAAGCACAACCCCGGCGAGCCGATGTACCATGCGCGCGGCAAATCGAATGACCACGGGGACTGCATCGTGCGGCACGTCATGGACCTTGCTGACATGCTGGCGGCGCTCGAGCGGGAGTGCGACGCAGACCGCCGCGCGCTGGTCGAATCGCTCTTGACCGAGGCGAACGCGCTCTCCTGGCGTGCCCTCATGTGGTCGCAGGAGCTCCATGAAATGTATGGCGGCGCCCCGCTCGCGCCGGGCGCCCGTGCCGCTCCTCCGCGCTGACCCGCCCGAACACTCGAAAAAGCCCGTGACCGTGCGGGCTATCCACGCTAACGCGGGCGTGGCTGCCTGGTATTACGAGCGGCTCGAGCGGTTGCTTGCCGACATGCACTCGGAAGCCGAGCGCGACTTACTCGCCGCCTATGCCGAGGTTTGCGATGCACCCGCGCTCGCACATGACGCCGCGAACCCCGCGCTGCTCATTCGCGCGGCGCTGCGCAAATGGGGGCTCAAATGGATATCGAAGTTTGACGCCGTGTCGGTCGAGCTCGCGCAGAAGTTCGCCGGTAAGTCGTTCGGCGTGACACAGACCGCATTGCGCGCCGCGCTCAAGGACGCCGGGTTTACGGTCACGTTCGCGCCCACGCCCGCGAGCCGCGCGGCGTACCAGGCGGTAGTCGCCGAACAGGTAAACCTCATCAAGAGCATCCCGCAAGAGTACCTAAAAGACGTACAGTCTAAGGTCTGGTCAAGCGTGATGAAGGGCGCGGACATGCATGCGCTCTCGGTCGATTTGCGTAAGACGTACGGTATCACGCGGGACCGCGCCGCTACGATTTCACGTGACCAGAACAACAAGGCGAAAGCCGTTATCGAGCGCACCCGCCGGCAGGAACTCGGCATCACTCACGCCGTATGGCAGCACAGCGCGGGCGGCAAAGTTCCGCGGCGTACCCACGTGGCAATGTCGGGCAAGTCGTACCCGCTCTCGCAGGGCATGTGGGACTCAGCCGAGGACAAGTACGTGTTCCCGGGCGAGCTGATTAACTGCAGGTGCACCTCGCGCGCGGTCATACCCGCCTTCGAGACAATCGAGCAGGCTAAGCGGCGGTCGCCCGAGACACCGCTGTTACGAGCAGCCGAGCGTCGTTCGCGGTAAATCGCACCGCAATAACCCGCTATGTGCGTTACCGCACAGACAGGCGTATACTGCCTGTGCGGGAATCCCTTAAACGTACGGACGCGTTAGGGCGGCTCACATGCCTAGCTC